CAATTCATCCAGGAGCCTGCGGCCTCGGCAACTGGCTTGGGTTTGCGCTTGTGCGGTTCCCGAATCATAAGCCCAATATATCTAAAGGCATCAGCACCGTGGCTGTAGTGGTCGTGCAAGGGGTTGCGGCTGAACTGCCCAGTGTCGGGATCTACCTCGTAGCGATAGTGCCGCAAACAGGCCAATCCATCTGCTGCGTGTTCCCGGTCAAAGTAGCAGTTAGGGAATATTGTTCTGGCTGCGTTAATGCTGTCCACCACCGGCACTCGCGGCAATATCTCTGTTTTGTACCCTGCCGCCCGGACAATATCGTCAATGCTGCGCCCAGATGCTGCCAGTGTCTTGTTCTCGGCATCGTGCGGCAGCCATACCTTGTCGTAGTGGTAACCATATGTCTGCATGGTTGCCAAGTAATAGCTGATGGTCTTTTGGCTGTCCTCAATGTAACGGATTAACCTAGTCTCCATGCCTATAAACTGCAAGAACCAAATAGCAGTGCTGTCCGACCAACCCAAATCAAATACCGCATGAACTGGCTTAGTTGCGTCATACGCCACACGGGTAATGCGCCCATCCTTTTCAGCGGCTTGCATTTCCTTGGCAAAGATAGCCCCATCCACCGTTTGGCGGCACAAACCTTCCCAAACTTGGTTGTAGGCTTCTTCGTCCCTTTGCTTTAGCGAGTCTTTTTCCAAGCGCAAGGTTTCGGGAAACCAAGGGTTATCTGACCAATTGACCCTCATGGTGATGCAGTCCTCTGGGGGGTTTGCCACAAACCGCTGGTAAGTCTCGTCTGTTTCCAACTCGGGGTTGAATGAAACCCATATCTCTGAACCTTCTTTGCGGATTGTGGGTATCAGCGTATTCCAGCTAATTCGGCTGACCGTTTGCGCCTCCTCGACCCAGCAAATATTAATTCCTTCCATACTTTTTACGTTAGCCACATTGTTTTTTAGACCAACAAAAAAGAATTCTGTCCCGTTTTTTCCCTTAATGCTGGCTTGGGTAATTTCATAAAACCCAGACAATCCAAGGCTTTCAATTTGGTCGGACAGCAGTTTATGCACCGAATCCCTGATGCTGGTCTGAAATTCTCGAGCGCAAAGAATACGCAACTGGCTTTTGGCGCCAAGAATTAACAATGCTCGGCATATTCCCCAGGATTTTGACCCACCCCTGCCACCCACCAATACTTTATAACGTGACTTTTGGAATAAGCCTTGTAGCTTGACAGGAAATTCTGCCTTAGCAATAGCGTCAGTTACATCACTCATTGGGCTTCACAAAGGTTACCTGGATGCCCTGCAACGGCTCACCATCAGCGCCTGTGACCTCGGCCTTAACGGTTTCTGACCATTTCATTTGCGTCTTTGTCCACCAGATCAGGCTGGTTGTGTCCCCTGCCGTAGCCTTTTGAAACAGCGTCTTGGCAATCTGCCCGTTAGCTTTAGCCTTGCCCATGTCCAACTCATGGCGGTAATACTTCCGCAAAGTTTTGTCATCTATGCCCACCAGAACGGCAATTGATTCATGCGGCAAACCCAACCCGCTGCTGGATTCAACCAGTCTTTGGGTTTCGGGCGTTGGCTCGTGTGCGTCAGACATTTTATAGAGGGGAAGTGTTACATTAGTTTGCTAATTCGGGCTGGTTTTCCAATAATACGGCTTTTTTGCCTGTGAAGTCTTCCCAGCGCTTTACGATCACATCGCAATACTTGGGGTCTAGCTCCATCAGTCTTGCGTGGCGGTTTTGCTTTTCACAGGCAATCATAGTGCTACCGCTGCCACCAAACAAGTCCAACACAATTCCGTTTATGGCACTTCCGTCTAATACTGCCTTTTCCACCAACTCAACGGGCTTCATGGTTGGATGTAAATCGTTTTTAGCAGTCCGTTTTACACGCCAAATATCCATCCCGTTTTTGCCGCCATAAAATTTATGATTGTTTACCCATCCATAAAACATAGGCTCATACATACTCATGTAATCACTATTGCTTAATGTGTGGTTGCCTTTGTCCCAGATTACCAATGAACGACATTTAAGGCCCGTTCGATCCATACTTGCAAAATACTTGTTAATACCTAAACGATAGAACGTAATGTAAAACGCCCCATCCACCTTAGACAAAATAATTGAATTTATGGCATCTAAAAAATCATTCCCGTCAGTTTCAGACATTTTGTCGTTTTTAATGCCGCCATGCTTTGCATTAAAAGACTTAGAACCATCGGCATGAATTCCACCAGTAAAGTCCATTAAATAAGGTGGGTCTGTAAAAATCATGTTGGCTGTTTCTGGCATCAACTTATCCACAGCGTCAATGCTGGTGCTGTCCCCACACATTAGCCGATGGTTTCCCAACTGGTATATGTCGCCCAGCTTGGTGGTTGGTTTGTCAGGCACATCAGGAACAGCATCCTCGTCCGTCAGCCCCTCAGTGACCTCTGGCTCAAGCAATGCGCTTAATTCTTTGGGGTCAAAACCCAGCATTTCCAAGGCAAACCCGTCTGCCAGCAAGTCGTTTAATTCAATGGTCAGCATTTCATTGTCCCAGCCAGCGTTTAGCGCCAGCCTGTTGTCGGCAATGATGTAGGCTTTCTTTTGGGTTTCTGTCAGTTCCGACAATTCAATGGTAGGCACTTCCTTAAAGCCTAACTTACGGGCGGCTAATAGCCTTCCATGCCCCGCTATGATGCCGTTTGATCCATCTACCAAGATTGGGTTAGTCCAGCCAAATTCTTTGATGCTTGCCGCAATTTGTGCCACTTGTTCGTCAGAGTGGGTACGGCTGTTTTTTACATAAGGAATTAGTTCTGTGACTTTTTTTTGCGTAATTTTCACTTTTTAACTTTAGAGTCTTTTGCTGCTTCTCGTTTGATTGAGTAAGCAATCGCCACTGCCTGTTTAACAGGCTTACCTGCTGCTACTTCCTTGGCAATGTTCTTGTTCATGGCCTTGGGGCTTGGTGACTTGATTAGAGGCATTTGCTGTCCTGTCACTTGGTAAAAGTGTTCAAGCTATTTTCTGACAATTGTTTCTTTGATACTTTGCGCTGGTTAATGTTTTCCAGCATCTTGATGCCGTATTTCTTCACAGCGTCTTTCTTGATGACGTACTCGCCATCTTGCAGGCCACCGTAGCCATCATCTTTGCCTGGGCCTGGTTGGATCAGGTCTTTCAGCTTTACCTTGCCACCGTGGGAATAGCCCATATCAACAGCATCAGCAGGGCTGCCGCCACTCTCGCCAGTGCCAACGTTGCCGCCAAAACCGCCACCAAAACCAACAGCAGAATCGGCAAAAGTACCCATGCCAGCAGCTGCATCGCCGTACAAGCCTGTTTGACCTGTATTAAATTGGCTTTGTAATCCCGTATCCGTTGAAATCCCAGACATACCTGGACTAACCATGCCGCCGCTGGGAATAGCGCTTTCTTTGCCAAAGTTGGTAAACCCAGATAACGCCATTGGGCCTTGTGCAACTGCTTTCTGTTCGCTTACGAATGCAGGTTGCAAAGCGTTTTGCAACATCCCGTAACTGCTCAACCCGAAGGCTTTTTGACCTAATTGGGTAATGCCTGCCATTGTTGGGTTTTGCTCGTAAAAAGAAGCTTTTTCCTCATTGGACAACGCATCCCAACCAGGATTTGAACTAACGCCCGAATAACCGCCGCCACCCATCTGCTGCTGAAAAGCACGAATGTCCCTGCTGGCAGGGAGCATCTGGCTAATTAGGTTTTGGCCGGGAAACATTAAGCGCCGTGAATGATCGCAAAGTTGAGCACTACTGCCTCAGAGTATGAAGTAGCAGCAGTCAGGTTTCGCAGCGTAATCAAAGCAGAACCAGCAACCATGTAAGACACATAAACAACATACGCACCAGCGGCACTACCAGTGGTATTGCTTCCGACGTTCACAATCATTGTGTCCTTGGCGCTAATCGTGCTGTTGGTCAGAACAAACGAAACGGCAGTGGCTCCAGCCAAAGCTGCGTTGTTCATCGTAATCTGACCAGCACTGGTGTTAACAGTCACGCCGGTAGACTTGCTGGTTGCTTGCGTTACGGCAGTTTGAGCCGCTGCGCTATAGCCAAATTCTTGGCTTGCGTAGCAGGTAGTAAATTCAGGGTCGGAGTAAGCAACGCCGGTAGCGACTGAGTTTGACATGATGTTTCCTTTTTAACAGTTCCAGTTTTTAAGAGATGCCTTTGCCCGTTCTGCTGGGCCTTTGGCGTTTTGAACCACCCCTTCCATTCGCGCACAAAAGCTGGCTTTGCGGCCTGCATCTGCTTTGGTCTTTGGATTTGGGGCTGGCGGCTTGAGATTTGCGCTGTTCGCAGAGTTGTACGCTGCGCGTCCTGCGGCTGTCATTCCAGCGCCCTTCTCAGTGGCGTTGTAGTTCTTACCCTTCCCTGTGGTGGTATGGGCAATGGGTTTGTCGTGCTTTGCCATTATTTTTTAGCTGTCTTCGCGCTGGCCTTGAATGCTGCGGCAGTAGGTGCGCCTTTTGCGCCTGGTGACCTCATGCGCTCTGGTGTCTTGCCAGCATCTTTTTGGCGCTCAATGCGCTCCTGCTTGGCGTGAATGTTGGCATATAGCCCTGGTTTATTCGCCATCTTCATACTCCACTACTGCACAAATGTCAGCTTCTTGAATGATTTGGTAATCCTGACCATCTTCCGTCTGGGTGGGCCAGTTGAGATAGTCGCCGTTGCCGTACTTAATAAAGTCACCAACTGCCACATCCGTCACCAGTGGGCCTATTGCCACAATAGTGCCTTCGTTGAAGGGTTCCTTGTTGTCTACATAAATCAGGTCGCTCAATAGCCTTACCTGGGGTTTTACTACAACACGGTCACGCAGGGGTTTGAACATTTTTACGCTCGTACTTTCGTTTGATTCGGGCAACAACTTGCGGTTTGATGGTGTCGGTCATTATGTCGTAAACAGGTACTTCTGCAATTTTTCTGTTTTCAATTGCAGCAAATTGACCGCACCAATCAGTTCTTTGCTTGTTTTGCGTTTGTGGATATAACCGGCAGACGCCCATGATGGGCTGGTCTTGGAACATCCTGCAAGATCCACAATTCATTGGCTGCTCTTGCGTCCGTGGTCGTAGCAGCTGCCGCCGTTGGATTTGCCGCCGCTGAAGTTCATTGGCGCTGGCGCTTTGGCCTTCATCATGGGCTGTGCCATTGGCTGCATTGGTGCTTTCTCAGCTTTTGGCTCCATCTTCTCCATTTTTTCCATCTTGCTATCCATGTTTACTCCAAAAAGCGCAAACGGTACAGAGTAGAGTTGATGAGTTCTGCGATTTCATCAACAATGTTTTGCAATTCTGTGTCTTCAGGCAATGACACTCGTGCCTCGGTTACAAACGCCTGGATGCCTTGCAGATAAGCTACAGGGTCGGTGGCGCTGTGAAATTCTTCAGGGTATTTTTTTATCTTCTCGTACTTGCCTTGAAAGTTCTCAGCAAATTTGTCGGTCAGTTCAACGATTGCCGGGTAATACTTGCCCAAGGCTTTGTGCTTGCTATAGCTGTCAGTAGACAAATGGAGCAGATGCGTCACCGTGCTGCTGTGGAACAGCTGGGCAATGAACTCGGCAATGTCATCAATATTTGGCATATCTATCCAAAAAGCGGGGGCGAACCCCCAAATAGGCAACTGCTTTGGAAATATAGCACATTACAGCGCCAATCCTTTGTTTGTTGCCCAGGCGTACAAGAATTCAATAAACTCGCTGCTCTCCGTTGTCGTGAATTTGTGGCTTTGCAGTCCCAACTGAACAACGCGCTCCCCATCTAGGCTTGGGCAAACTTTGCCAATCTTGCGGTTTGTGTCGTGCGCCCACTGGTCAATCAGCAATCGTTTCCAATCATCGCTTGTCCAGGTGCTGCCTGCCGCGGCCATTTGCTTGCTGATTTTGTCGATCATGCTGTGAAACATTGAGTTTTGTTCCACACTGCGTTTGCTCTGCTTGATCTCAATTGTCATCCGGTGGCCTGCCATCAGCATTGATTTCAGCATCGGCCAAACAACTGTCATCATTTCTTTGTGCGCCTGGACAGGCTCCCAGCAAGTGACTTTCATTCTTTTTCCTTAATCAGTACATCCACGCCAGCAGTCTCGGCATAAACCTTTGTTGTGTGGATTTCCACCACTTGCGCGTCATCACCGTAAACAATGCCATTCATCGCATCCATAAAAGATTTGACAACATTGTCAAGGTCAGGCTTCTTGCAAGGCCATTCAGAGCCACTTAAACATGCCTCTGCTCGCTTTTTAGGGTATGACTTAGGCACTGGTAGCCTGACGTAAATAAAAGCCTCTAGCGCCGTTTTTAGCGGTTCACTGCTTCCCATCGCTTGCAAGGCAAAAAACCTGATCTGGTCTTCATAGCTAACGGTCTTGGCGTCGGTATAGGTTGCGACAAAGTTTCCCCGTCTAGCAAACCGTGGTCGCCCTTTGCCGTGGGGCTGGCCTGGCACTGTGAACATGATTTGCATCATTTCAGCGCCTTAATTTGTTTGATGATCATTGATTGCAATCCCGGAAAATCTTTGTCCAATTCCAAAAAACGATGCAGCAGATGACCTCGCCATCCATCCTTCAGCGCCTCGTCGCCTCCACCCAGGGCTATCTCCGCATAACTCTGAATCAATGTCTCCAGTGAGTTCCAGGGCTGCGGTAATGTCGGCTTCGGTGTGGTTGTGGCCATTGCGGGTCTCGTCTAGCAGCTTGTGGGCTTGAAAATAGTTCATGCTATTCCTTTTGTAGCTATAACGTCAATGTTTAAAAGGGCTATAGGCATATTTCACCACTTTTCATCAGGCTGTTTGTACCAATCAGCAACAGGCTTACTCAGCGGCTGGCGGTCTGCCCATTGCTTGTAAGTCGATGTGCTTTCCGTCTTCGGCTTCGCTGCGCCCCACTGGTGGAAAGAGCACTTAGGCATATGCCCGTCCATGCGTACCGACCACAGGTTGCCGCATCCGTTAACGCTGCACAGCAGGCTAGGGCCATCGTCTTTGCTTTTTGATTCTGGTGGTGCAAAACTCATTTTGTGTACTTCCCATCTATGATGCGTTGAAAATTACGGGCGTTCAAAACCCATTCCAAGTCTGGTCGCCACGTTCTCCCTTCAGACTCAAAACCGTTTGCCAAGCTGGTGTTTCTGGCAATGTAGTGGAAAAAACTGTCCCACCATTTAATGCCTGCGGCCTCCGTCTCGTAACCGTCAGGGCTGTATGCGCTCGGCCTGCTGGCCTGGCTCCATCGCTGTTTGGTGGTTGCTCTGCGAGTACCTTCCCAGCTTCGCGGCTGCGCCAGGTGTGGCAAGTGCTTTGCCCAAAGTTTCAAAATTTCCTCTTGCGGACAGGCCATCAGCTTTGCTGTGGACAAAGAAGGTTTACCTTCTTGAATTGATGATGAAGATAAAGGTGAAGGTGAAGGTGAAGGTGAAGGTGATGTGCTATCCCCCAAGGATGCTTGGAGCATAGTCGAAGCATCTTTCTTGCCGTATCTTGCATCAGCACCCGCCTTGCCACGCCTTGAATTCACTTCTTTGTTGTGGTTAGCCTTTGCCAACTCCTCATCAACTCGGTGGTGTGACCACTGCCCTGACTGCACTTGGAAGAATGCTTCAAGCATAGTCCGAGCATTGCTCCAAGCAGACGGAGACAGTCTTGTGATCTGCGCTAAAACGCCATCGTTATCTGGTGGTGGCCCGTTTTTCCAATAGTCCATCAGCAGCAACAGGTAGGCGCCGTGCTGTTCTGTGGTCAAACGGGAAGTTGCGCTCAGATAGTCCGCTACATAAAGCGGCATCCAAATATCGACTTTTGAACTCATAAGACCTCACATCGTTGGTCGTCATCACTGTTAAAGAACATCGGCAGGGAGGTGATGAATCCCCTTTTCGTCCGCTAAGACTAGCCGTGCCCAAATTTTACTATGCAAACCAGCCTGGTCGCAAGACTTTCAGTTGCCAAATGCGCTTCTCAGGGATGACCTTCCAGTGACTGATCGCGGCCTTGGTCACTCCCAGCAGCTTGGCAAGTGCGGTCTTGCTGCCAGCTTTGGCAATGATGGAGTCTAGGTCAGGTTGCATGGCAAGATTGTATAGCAGGCTTAACACATGAACATAGGGAAAGTACCTAGAAAAAAAGATAAAAATAGTTGAAAAAAGTCTTTACAGCAGTTTAGCTAGGTATACAATAGCGTCAATCCCCAGCAAATTGCAAAGGGTCTTTTTAGGAAAATTTATGAAATACAAACTCAATGTTTCCCGTGACGTAGACACTGACGATGGCGTTTACATCTTAAATCTGCCTGATGGTTTTCGCCTTGATGAACAAGACCTTTGCCACACGATGGGTTTTGACTCAATGAAGGAGTTGCGGCAATACGCCAAAGACAGCGTAATTCCATGCAATTGCGATGGGTGTGTTCGTTCAATCTAATCACAACGGGGCTTCGGCCCCTGAAAGAACATCATGAAAACTCCCATCTGGACAACTGGCTACAAGCCAACCAAAGACGACCTGAAAGGTCTGTACAACCACAGCTTTGAGACTTCTGGCGGCCTAGTGCTGGATTGCTATTTGGCTTTTGAAGCTGAAGAACGTGCCACTTACGATCACCCCGGCAGTGCAGCAGCCGTCGAACTTATCTGGGCTTTGGTTGAAGGCGTTGATATCAGCGAGGTCATTGGCGATCTGGCCAGCACGATTGAGGAAGAAGCCTTGGAAGACATGGCGGTCCAGGCTGAACATGATCAGTACGACAAGGGCCAGGAACGCTACGAAGATAGGAACGCAGAATGAATCACGCAATCAATTGGGGTCTTGCTGCTTTGGCTGCACTGGTGCTGTCCACGGCATACCTGCTAGACGGCCCTGGCGACATCCAGGCGGCTATTGATGCTGCGGCTGATGCCAAGGCTACGCAAACAGAACAAAGAGCGCAGGCAAGGTTTGAGAAGGCTGCACAACAAATGTGCGGAGAGAACTCGGGGTGGGCAAGGCTGGAGAACGGCGCTGTCCAATGTTTTACTAAACGTGGAAAGAAAACTTCAAAGGTGCAATTATGAGTATTGATCAGATTTTGGCAGGCGTCACAGACGTTGCCAATCGTGCGTATGAGGGTTCACCGGCTGAAGACCGGCTGGCGTTTGAAGTGGGGATGCTGCATTCTAAATTGCGAGAGATGAGTTACCTGCTTGCGAATGCTGTTGAACACATCAAAGAGTTGGAAATTGAACTTGCATACGAAAGGAAATAAAAATGCAAACCATCATGCTTCACGGGGTCAAGACCTTGGAATTGACCCAAACAGTTTCTTCTGAAATTACTTCGGGAACATATTGGAGGCGCAAGCTAATCGTCATTGACGATAAAGGCAACAGGACAGAGATTACCTTGTTCGCCAACAGTGAAGAACCAATGGAAATTAAGGAAATAACTGTATGAAACAAATAGCCTCTGCTTTGGTCAAGGCACAGAAGGCCTTTGGGCCTGCTTTAAAAACCGCTACGAACCCGCATTTCAAAAGTCGGTACGCTGACCTTGCTGCTTGCGTTGAGGCCGTCATAGGCGGTTTAAACGATAACGGCATAGCCTTGATCCAGCGCAACAGCTTGGACGATGCAGGTGTAACCGTAGAAACCGTGTTCCTACATGAGTCTGGAGAAATGCTGGAATGCGGCAAGCTGCACGTTCCCGCTGCTAGACACGATCCACAAGGCTACGGCTCTGCTCTGACGTATGCCAGGCGCTATTCATTGATGGCGGCTTGTGGCATAGCACCAGAGGATGATGATGGAAACGCAGGCAGCAAGCCACCACCCAAGGTGACAGACGCCACGGTCTTTGCCCTGCTGTCAGACATTAGTGCTTGCACAACGCACCAGGCGCTCAAGGACGCATTTTTCTTGGCCATCAAAACAGTGGGTGACGATGCTGCCGCCCGTGATCGAATCACCAAAGCAAAAGACGTACAGAAAGCAAAACTATGAGCATCTTGTTTAGAGCCAGCGCCCTGTCAGCCATCATGACCGACGGCAAGGGCAAAGATGAGCTGTCTGTCGGCGCTAAGACCTACGTTACCAAGCTGGCAAAGGAATTTGTCTATGGTTACGACGAACGGGTCAGCAGCAAGTACATGGACAAAGGCATCCAGGTCGAGGACGAATCAATTGATCTGTATAACGCTGTCCACCTTACCAGCTACAGCAAAAACACTGAACGAAAGAACAACGACTGGATCACCGGCGAGGCTGACATTGTGGCAGAGGACAGAATCATTGACATTAAATCAAGCTGGTGTCTGACCACCTTCCCGGTCCTAGGTGAGCAGGGTGAAGACAAGGGCTATGAATGGCAGCTGCGAGCCTACATGATGCTGTGGGACAAGCCACGG